AGCTGGTACGAGCATACCCGCTTTTTTAATGAACAAAGAATATCGGGGCCGTTAGCTCAACCAGGCAGAGCACCTGACTCTTAATCAGTAGGTTGTTGGTTCGATTCCAACACGGCCCACCAAGCAAATTCAAGTAGTTATAGCTTGTGCTTGTACATATGCGATTTTTCTTTGTTTATTGGATCTGTGTGCAGGCATACCATAAAGCATTCCGGCTGAATCTATATCTTCATCAAAGCTCGACTAATTACGGACGCATCATAATGTAATATAAATAAGTTATATATCCTTAAAGCAGGAGAATCAAAATGTGCATTGCCGATATTCCTGAAATTAGCAATCTGAGTACCTCAGAAAAGATCCTATTGGTCGAGGATATCTGGGATAGAATTACTGTTGATGAGATGAGTGTTCCTGTTCCTGAGAGCCATAAGAAGGAGCTGGATAGAAGATTTCGACGCTATAAATCTAAGCCCGGTAATCTTTTATCTCTTAAAGAACTTGAAGGAAGGATAGAACAGCGGAAATGATATTTGATTTACGATTTCTTCCCGAAGTCGAGGAAGATGTAATTGGCGGCTACTTATGGTATGAGGAAAAAGCCAGAGGACTTGGAGAGGAATTTCTGCGTGTGTTTTATGCCTGCGCCAATGAACTTATCCGTAATGCACTACTTTATCAAAAGGTATATGGCGACTTCCGGCGGCGCCTGCTAAGGCGATTTCCATATGCAATATACTTTCGAATAGAAAAATATGAAATTGTTGTTTTTGGACTTTTTCATTGCGCTCGTGATCCTCGAAGTATCAAATTGAACCTTTCGGATCGGAAATGAACTACCCCGCAGCAGTCATTTGTAAGTAATGTTCTTTAAACCTGGTCATTGATTGCAATATTTTGATATTATTTCAGTTTGTTGAGACTATATTTATATATTGATGAACGTCCCCTAAAAATTCTTAATCAGTAGGTTGTTGGTTCGATTCCAACACGGCCCACCAAATAAATCAAGGGGTTAGCCAAGTCAAGGTTAACCCCTTTTTCTTTGTCATGTCGTTTTTTACCAGTCTTTTACCAGTTTGATTTTTATACTTATCGAAAAACAATTGAAAAATATTAAAAGTTTTTCAACATCCAGAATTAAGCCCGTCCGGATCGCTTCAAGTGTTTCAGGATTCCCGGAAATAAAAGAGGCCGTACTTTCGCTACCGCCTCTTTAACCGTCCGCCCCGCAAGCTGCCCTATAGCAACTTTATTTTCTTAAGTTCAGGTAACTCTTTTAATTGACAGACTGACATACAAACCCTTACGATACATAAAATTCATATTGAACCGTTATTGCATTAAATGGCTTGGTTTTGATTCTTAACTTTATAGGCGTTCTATTTTTAACCGTGCTGAAGCCCATAGGCATAAATGAAACCACATCTGTAATGACACCATTATCAGCAAACACAAAATTAAAATTGCTTTTTGCCGTATGAAAATTAGAAAAAGATTTAATGCCTGCGGGTTCCATGTATCCGTTTATAAGATATTCTCCTGTTGCTGCATCACGTTCAACAGTAAACATAAAGTTGATATGCTCGGTTTTGATTTCGCATGATTCTTTATCAGAATAAATCCAGCGCCAGCCGTTCTGTACTGACGGAGTAACGTTCTGCCCGATATATGGATGGGCACAGCCACAGAAGGTAATCAGCAAAAAAAGAAGAAGTTTGTATCGCATGAAATAAACCTCCTTTTATTTCAATTCCCCCAGTACTTGTTCAAGGAAGAACTTAATCTCTGTGGCTTCAGTACAATCAAGACGTTTATCATCAAGGACTTCCTTAATTTTGAAACATAGGTTTTGTTGTTGCCCACCAGTTTCGGGATGATCTTCAAGCCAATATAGGAGTTCATAAGCTTCTTTATAGTTCACCTGTTCATCTGCAAGTATGCCCTTTAACATTCCCTTAAGTTCGGATAATTCATCTTTGGCGCTGAGCATTATCTCCGTTGTGTGATCCTGAAGCTTAAGGAAAACATTGGCGCAAGCTATAGCATCTTCTTTGGCATCATGATGCTTAAATGCTGGAAGATCGAAGTGTTTAACCAATGTTTTTAATTTGCAGTCTTTTAGTGCGGGTAATTTTTCTTTGGCTATGGCGCATGAATCAATGTAGCTGAAATTTAAACCTAAATTAAATTTATCGGAAAGCGCTTTTAAAACTTGTTTATCAAACAAACTATGCGCAACCAAGGGGTAATGAAAAATATCTTTTATTTCTGGGAAGAGTTCACCAAATACCGGCTTATTAAATGTGTGTTCTTCTGTAATTCCGTGTATTTTTGATTGAAAGGTTGCATGGCCGCCAACTGGTTTGATCAAATAACCCTTGGCTTCAATAAGTTTACAATCAGACATCTTTGCGTAGCCGATAGCACAAGCACTCACTCTTTGAGGATTTGCAGTCTCAAAGTCAATTGCAACGAAATCTCTCATTTGATCGACTCTCCGTAATAAAAGAATTTGAGATTTTCTTTTTGTAGTGAATCTCTATCGTCTTTTCAAATCTGTTGTAATTATAGAATATTCTATTGAAAAAGATAAATCAACAACATCCTTTATTTTCCAACGGCCATTGATTTTCCAATTTTTCAAACTGTTCACGTTCAAATTGTTTCATGGTTTTTTCTCCTTTTTATTCGATAAAGTCTATCATTTCCGGTTCTAAAAGTGAAGCCCTGCGCTTGCTTTTAATCTCCTTTCGGATTTTTTCTCTTAACTGATCCGGTTCGATTCCGTAAAAATCAGCCAGATGATTGAAAAAGTCATGAAGCAGCCGATCTATTTCCTGGAAACTTTATTAGGTCTTTTACAGAAAGCATTAAAACCGCAAGCCACAACTTCATTTCAGGCGAAAGAACTTCTTTATTTTCATAATTTTCAGGAAGTAATGGCCGCAAATGTTCACCATAATAACTTTGGTTGAATTTCTTCTTTTTTTAACATTTCGGACATTGCATAAAACCTCTGAATATTATTTTGCCGATAGTTGAAAATATCAGACAAAACCACCATCGACGCGATAGTTTGTTATGAGTAATTAAGCCGGTTTAGCCTTTTCTTGTAGCATTTTTCATCTCTTGCCCTGCGGTCCTTCGCTGCTTCAGGGTTCAAGCGATCATAGAGTTTTTCTCTCAGCGCAGCCGTGGCCATAATGCGGCCGCTTCTATGACTCCATTTAAACTCCCTGGGAGAGCCCGCCGCTTTCCACGCGTTTAGAAAACTATAATATTCTCGGGTTTCCCGACTGCCTTTTATAGCTTTTTCATAACGTTCTTCCATTTTTATCATCTCCTTTAATCTTGTTAAGCCGCCTTAAATACGGTTCTTCTTGGCTTTAATAATAGTTGAAAACTGTCAAGCCGCGCTCGCAGTGTTTTCGTCGAAAGAATCAATATTTGCTGATCTTTTTTCAAATCAAGTGAATTATTTGTGAAAAGATCCTTAAGGTTTAAAAATTCGATTTCGGTAAGCTTGAAGTTTTCAATGCCGAATACCCTTGGAATTTTTTCCAGAAGCCCTTCTATCCTTCGTACCGCCTCTGACAAAGGTAAAATGCGGCTTTGAATGCGCTCGTTTTTTTCTGAAATTAATAATTGAGCCTTTAAAATGTCAATAATGTTGCTTTCGAATGAAACGATTTTATGAAACGTGATAGACAGTTTGCGATGCACCACCTCAATAGTTTTTTGCTTTTCGACACCCCCCCCATAACCTCTGCAACCGATCTTTCAGGATCTTAAGGTGCGGCTCGTTAAATTTGACAACCGCATTTCACGCAAGTTCTCTACGGACTGACAAATTAACACCCAAGTTGATTTTCCTGCATCGCAGAAGATCATTTTGTTCTTAACATCGTTTGCGCCTTTATGGTTTCCAATCACCAGGAGTCGTTCACGCTCTTGTGACAAGGGCCATATTTCGTTATCTATCTTTTCGACTTCCTGAATATTGTTGACCGCAATTGCTTCTTCATACGATTTGAAAAGCGCGGCGCTTTCGTTGATTTCTTTTGTTGTAATTTCAAATTCCATTTTATTTATTCTCCTTTTTTATTATTTATACTTCATTGCATTATGTTTTTACGCGATAACTCGCGGTTAATGTCAAATACTTCTTAATTACTATCTTATGTCAACCCCTGTAAAACCGGCATTTCGCGCGGGTTAAGCATTGTCAAATAGCTTTGCTGCCCAGGGTAAACCCCGGCGTTTTTGCTTTGTCCAATCCGCCATAATCTCGGCCCGGTGTAATTCCCATGCTTTCCGAAATTCCTGAAGCATATTAGGTGATGGATTTGCCAACCTGAAAATTTCAAAACGGTCAATGTGATCTTCGGGAAAAAGCCGTTTCAAACAGTAATTACCGGATTCGAGAAAATACTTCATGGCCGGTGAAATATCGCGCTGCTTAAAATGCCTCATTCGTTTCGCTCTGTTTGTTGGCATTTATCGGCCTCCTGGTCTTCCGGCCTTATATCGTAATGGTTCGATGTCCAGGTTCAGCCCCTTCAATCCGGCGAAAAAACCGGCCTTACATTCATTAACGAATCTATTCGGTGGTGAACCTTTTTCAACTTTTACAAGACGATATGTGATTTTAATAACAAATTCTGTTTTCCGCTGCATTATTTGATAGATAAAACCACCTATAACAATGAAAAATATAACAAATGTGATTTTATTCATGTAAGCCTCATTGAGTTAATTCAGCTATCGAAGATTTTTGGGGCTATCAAATTTCTGTTCTCTGGCCGCATAGACAGCTTCTTTGTAATCATTACCATAATCATCTAACTTTTGTTCTCCCTGATCAAGATAATAAAATCTGCCTTCTTCTAAATAGAAAGAAACAAGACAATAGGAGACATCTATGTCATCCCAAATTAATTTACCATTCTCTTCTATTCCTTCTGCAACTGAAACAGATTTATAAGGTCTAAAATCAGGTGGGCCATCTAGCATTAAAAAGGAAAACCCTGTTAATTTAGAAAGATCAAAAGCAAGAGAATATTCATGCCTTGTAAATTCATTTGGTTTTACTTCAGCCCACATTTTGACTTGGGGTAGCCAAAAATCGGGCAAATACCAACCTGATGGTAGTTTATAACCCTCTGGTTCATATTGGAAGGTAATCCCCATATGTTCAAAAAATACTGCCCAGCGTGCTTCAAGGCGGCTTCTGAATCTATAACCCCTATAATATGTTTCAATAGGTTCGTAATTTTTATCATACATTTTAATTCCTTCCTCTAAACATTACGCTTGGACAGTATCCTCGACAATGTCACTGTCAACCAGAGGTGCTACGGGCTCTAAAAGCAACTGCCCTTTGATCCATGCATCTCTTTTCGCAGGGTCTTCACTTATAGCTTTTTCTATTGCCATGCTTTCGTGGTATTCTCTAGCCAAGGCAGTCATTGTCCATTTTGTTGATGTTATACCAAATTTTTCTATTTCTTCTCTAATGTGACCAAGGTCAACCCTAAAAAATTCTTTTCTGTAATTCATTTTATTAATCTGCATCATGATAAAATGTTTGTGGAGTTGGTTTTCCAAAGCCGGTGCATTCTCGCTAAAAATCATTGCGTGGACGTCAAATTCAAAAGGTACACTGGAATCACCCAGTTCTCTAATTCGATCCAATGGATCGAGCCTTCTGGTTAAACCAATCTTGTAGACGTGCTCCCCGAATGAGCCAATATTTGATATGATGTAGACATGACCTCTCTTCGTCTGCTGGGCCATAGACAAAGCTCTCTGATTTTTTTCCTCAGCGATCTTCAGCTTTTCAGCTAAGTCAACAAGTTGCTTCTCATATTTCGCCTTTTGCTCTTCGCTTGCTTGAGCAATTTGAGCTTGAGCTTTTTCCATCGCCTTCCTGAGCAAGTCTTCTTCTTTAGCTGCTTCTCGAATTGCACGCTCATAATCTCGTCTTGCCTTTTCTTCTTCCCGTATCTGATCCTTAATACGTCTCTGTTCTTCTCTTTCTTTCAACTTGAGTTGTTGGACTACTGCCGCCCATTTCAGCTCATTAATTCGCGAAGATAGATACTCAGGTAATATTTTGGCTTCCCGGAAGGCCTTTCCATTATGATTAACAAGGGTAAACGCATCCTTAATTTCCTGCTCCAGCTTTCCTGCATTGTCATTCTTGACACGCGACAATATTGAATCAACTTTGCCGTTGAACGCATCAATAACGAAGTTGATTGCCGTATCCTTCCTCTTTACTTCAACATATTCACAGGCTGCCGCAGTATTATTGCGAATCATCAGTCTTGTACGCTCACGGGCATTCTTGAGCTCAGTTCCAGCCTCTGTGAACCCAAACTCTTTGGCCAAGTCATCAAGTATGCTGTGACTTGGCACAAGGTATTCATCGCCGTATCCTTCGATGATATTCTTCATTGCCTTCGCTGTTTTCTCAAATTGATCCGCATTCTTCATTGCTTCATACGCAGAACCAGCTATTTCCTCCGCTTTCTTATTAGCCGTATCAATGATCTTACCAGCTTGAACTGTAGCTGAATCAAGAACCTTTGCCGCGTCTTCTTTAAGTTCTTTTGCCTTTTGCCTTGCTTCGGATGTCACAGAAGCTGCTTCATTTTTTGCTGTTCCGACAATCTGCACAGCTTCATTTGATGCTTTTTCTTCAAGTTGCTTCGTATGGGCAACAGCCTTTTCAATCTTTGCCTTGGCTGTGGCCAGAATCTCTTTTGCCTTCCCAACAGCATCTTCAACAACTTTCCACTTTGACAATTGTGCATTTTCTGCTTCGAGTGTTTTTATCTTGGCTACTAACTCCAACACAGATGTATTGCTTTGATCAAGTTTGATCTTTAGTTCCGCAGCAGTTCTATCTGCTTTGTTTTTTTTGCTGATTACTTTGCTAAGGATTACTATGAGGACAACAATGACTGCGGTAAAAACAAGTGTTAATAGTTGATTCATGCGGCTATCACCTTTCTTCTAGTTACACCCAACATTATTTATATAAATGCAGTTGAATATTAAAGATGTAATCAAAACCAGTGGTTAATGTTAATTCTCTTGGAATTTGTTTACTGAAAATTGATTTTTAATACAATAGAATTCGATTATATGTATTTTATCGCAGAGGAATTTAATGTGTGAACTTTTGTGGGACTTTTTTCCAAAATTTGCTAAAATAATAAAAATCTTGACAAAATATGTAAATTGTATTTATAATTATATCAAATAAATATCAAGATTTGAGGAGGTTAGGAAGCTCGGTTTGGGCCCCTCTTAATCAGTAGGTTGTTGGTTCGATTCCAACACGGCCCACCAATATAAAGAGGGGTTGACCAGATTATGGTTAACCCCTCTTTTTTTGTCCTGATATTCAAACTCACAGAAACGTTTTATATCCTATATTGAGCGCCTTCCCCAAACGCTTCGCCATTTCCTTTCCGATGGGACGCTTTCCGTTTTCCATTTCAGAAATATGCCGCTGGGGGATCCCGGTCAGTTCGGCAAGCTGGGTTTGTGTCAAACCTTCCCGTGATCTTGCCCCGATCAATGCCTTGCCTATGAGCTGCGCTTCCGAATATTCCGGATAAGCATCACGCCAGGGTACCGAATCCGACACATCTACAAAGCCCAGAGGCTTAAGGGTTTTAATAGCCTGTGCCATGTTCACAATAAGACCGATGAATTTTAATTCAACGGTCTCTGTAGGGTGCTTTTTCGTGTGTGCCTGCATATGTTACCTCAATAAGTTTTATTTCCTTGTTAATTAGTGTCCATCCGGAAACTAATGATAGACACTATCGCGTTTCCAATTCGGAAATCGGCAATTTTGGGCAAGCTCAAGGAAATCAAGGGATTGCGCGGAGACATACGCAATGTATGTCGCACAAGAAATCCCGTAGATTGACATAGA